AAGGCTGCTAGACTTGTTCTTAAAGACTTAGATGATGTTAACGAGGAGTCAGTGAATAACTGGCTCGATGATAACGCTGATCTATTTGGAATTAAGGTTGACAAGGAAGAGCCAAAAGTAAGTGAAGTAGATAGAGCCGCCTTAAGGCAGCAAGATGTACTCACCCAAAATGCTATGACCCCAGACCGAGCAGAGGATTTAAATCTTCGCATTGATAATGCAGATTCGATGGATGCATTATTGGATGTACTTCGCTCACAATAATTCCGTTCATAGTCACTTGGAGGTGACGATATGGCATATGTATCAACAGATTCAGGTTCCTTAGGAGGAACCGCTGGTGGTGCTGGTCTAGTCCAGAAGGCGTATGATCGTCTTCTAGAATTCGCTCTCCGTTCAGAACCCCTAATTCGTTCTGTAGCAGATAAGCGTCCAGCACGTCAAGCAATCCCTGGTTCAACCGTTGTTTTACAACGTTACGTTGACCTTTCAGCAGCAACAACTGCTCTGACAGAGACAACTGACCCAGATGCAGTAGCAATGTCAACACCAACATCAGTAACCATTACTCTTGCAGAGTACGGTAACTCAGTGTTGGTAACTCGTGCATTAGAGTTATTCTCTCTTGCAGATGTTGACCCAGCAATCGCAAACATTATTGCATTCAACCTTGCAGATTCTATTGACTCCGTAGCAATGACAACATTGCGTGGCGGTTCAAACGTAATCTACTCAGGTTCAACTGCAACTTCAACAGCAACAATTACTGCTGCTGCAACAATTTCATCTGCTAACCTACGCAGAGCCGTTGCTAAACTACGTGCTAACAAAGCCGTTGGTCGCAAGGGTTCACTATACTGGACTGGTATTCACCCAGAAGTTTCACACGACCTTCGTGCAGAGACAGGTTCAGCAGGATGGCTACTTCCTAACCAATACGGTTCTTCACAAGACCGCATTTGGGCAGGAGAAATTGGAACTTACGAAGGTGCATACTTCGTAGAGTCCGCACGTTTGTACAACGCAACCGATGGTTCTTCATCTGCAAAGGTGTACCGCACAATCGTTGCAGGACAGCAAGCGTTGGCTGAGGCAGTTGCCGAAGAGCCACACGTAGTTATCGGACCAGTAGTTGACCGCTTGATGCGTCACCGCCCAATGGGTTGGTACGGCGTATTAGGATTTGCTCGCTACCGTGAAGAGGCACTATTCAGAATCGAATCAGGTTCATCAATCGCTTAGTTGATTGACGCTGTGGCAGGAGTAGAAATATTCCTGCTACGGAGTAAGTTCATTAAGGAGAACAATGGCAGATTTCATATTTACTACACCTAGTGTAGAAGAAGGACCTATAGGTAAACACCGTTTATTTTATTTCTTTAAAAGAAATGTTGGAATCTCTGTAGTAAAACAAAGTGGAACATATAAAATTAGTCGCTATCCATTAGATTCAAGTGTAGAATCATATGAAGAATTTTACGTTGGTGGTCGTAATCATATAGTTAATGATACAACCAAGGCAGCATTGATTGCTGCTAACATAGGAGTAACAGAAGCAAACTTCGTCGCAGCATAGGGGATATATGAAACATTGGGAACATCACCCAACTCCAATAGATGGATGTTTTGGATGTAAAGGCTTGGGGCTTCAGATGAACTCTGGAGATGCTAAGAGAGATATTCCAGATAAGAAATGGACTGGCGAGTTACAGGCTTATCGGGACGCAAGAGCGCAAGGAATACAACCAGCAGGAACAACTATGCGTCACATACAAGAAGCGCATAGGGCTTCAGAAGTATTAGGTAAAGCGTATGATGCGGACACTATGCCTAAGACTAAAGATATAACTCCAAAAGCCGCAACCATAATGAAAGAGATAGGACAAATATAATGCCAAACGTAGACGGAAAGAAATTCCCATACACAGCAAAAGGTAAGGCTATGGCTAAGAAAGCAGCCAAGAAGTCAGCCAAGAAAATGGTTATGAAGAAAATGGGTAAGAAGAAGTAATATGGCTACTCCTAAACCTAGGGCAACTCCATATAAAAGTGATACCAAAAAACCAGCCCCTTATACAGGTGATACAGCAAAGAAAAAATATCAAGAACAAATATCTCCTGATGGTATGGCTGCAGCCGAGGCTGCTGCTCGTAAAGCAATTGAAGACAAATATCCAGGAATGTTTATGCCTAAAACTAGGACTACTCCTGGTATGTATAGAAGTAGATAATGTCATCGGGTCAACGCAAGCGTCACGACGGTTGGAATAAATCAATTATGCGGGACGGTTTAATTGTTATTCTACGTAAGGATGGGTCGGAGAAACTCCGCCTTGACCCTAAGACAAAAGAACTAATTAAGGGGAGCAAGTGAGCGATTCAAGATTAAAGAGGGCTGGAGTATCTGGTTTTAACAAACCAAAGCGTACTCCTAATCATCCAAAGAAATCACACGTAGTTGTGGCTAAAGTTGGAGAGAAAGTAAAGACTATCCGATTTGGTGAGCAGGGTGCAAGCACCGCTGGTAAACCAAAGGCTGGTGAGTCTGAGCGTATGAAGATGAAGCGTAAGTCTTTCAAGGCAAGACACGGCAAGAATATTGCTAAGGGCAAGATGTCTGCAGCCTATTGGGCGGATAAAGTAAAGTGGTAGCAAAGAAAAAGGCTAAGTCTAAAGTCAATGCTGCTGGTAACTATACTAAGCCTGGTATGAGAGCAACACTATTCAAGAAGATTAAGGCTGGTTCTAAAGGTGGAGACCCTGGAGAATGGTCAGCCCGTAAAGCACAACTACTTGCTGTGCAATATAAGAAAGCAGGCGGAGGTTACAAGTAATGGCACTTGCTAAATCTCAGAAGTCTTTAAAGGATTGGACTGCACAGAAGTGGAAAACTTCTGATGGTAAGCCATCTAAGGGTAAGAAAAGATATTTACCTGAGGCTGCTTGGGCAGCATTAACTCCAGCAGAAAAGGCTGCTACTAATAGAGCCAAGGCTAAAGGTAATAAAAAGGGTAAACAGTTTGTAAAGCAACCTAAAGCAATAGCCAAAAAAGCAGCAAAGTACAGATAGGGACACAGGGGACTATGAGTAAAAAAGATTCTATAGCACTAGTATGGTGTGACAACGGTATGGTAGATGGCAAGTTTATGCAAGGCGTAACAGATGTAATGTTAAAGTCTGGCGTAGAGTTTGCAACATCGCTACGGAGTCAGGGCAACCAGATTGCTAGACAAAGACAGACAGTAATTGATTACTGGTTTGATAAGACTGATTACGAATGGCTACTATGGGTAGATTCAGATGTAGTAATTAGTCCAGAAAAGTTTAAATTATTATGGGATAACAAGGATGCTGAAAAGCGTCCAATTATTACTGGAATATATTTTACTACAGATAATCCAGAAGAACCTTTAATGATTCCAATGCCTACAATCTTTAACTTTATAGTTGGAGATGAGGGTGGGTTTGGATTAACCAGAGTTCACCCAATGCCAGTAAATCAACTAATTAAGGTTGATGCGGCGGGTATGGGATTTGTATTAATGCACCGCAGTATCGTGCCAAAGGTTCGTGAAGTATCCCAAGACGGACAAATTTTTATGGAAATGGGTAGAGGAACTAAGTTTATAGGTGAAGATATATTCTTCTTTGCCCTATGCGATAAAGCAGAGATTCCACTATATGCTCATACTGGTGCATTAGCCCCACATATGAAACGGTTCTCATTTGATGAACATTATTACAACGCATTCTTTGGTAAACCTAAGGAAGAGCCTAAGTCAAAACTTATCACCCCTGATAAGAAAATCATTACACCTAGATAGGATAAACAATGGCACTTGGTAAAGCAGGTAGTAGTTTAACCGCAGAACTTAATCGTCTTGCTGGTACAACTGGATTAGATGAGCAAGGGGCAGCAAATGCCTATGCTAGCACTACTGGACTTGCCACTGTTGGTGCTTTAAATATCAAGGCTGAGGCTAATAGAACAAGAGATAAGTTTAAAGATATTGATGGAATCTGCAATGAACTTGCAGGCACTACTGGCCTAGCAGCACCTGCTGCATTACGGAGTATCAACGCCTAATGACAACTACATTAACAGATTTAATCAATGAGGTTCAGATTAACCTTGCTGGGTATACTTACCAACAAGATAGAGCAACTCACTTAACTAGTGCAGTAACTACTCTAACATCACCATCTACATCTCCTACTGTATTATCTTTAGGCTCTACTGAAAACCTTGGTAAAGGTGTAGTTGAGATTGATGAAGAGTTGTTATGGGTAGATTCATTTGACCGTGTTGCTAACACAGCAACTGTATCCCCTTATGGCCGTGGCTATTTAGGTACTACTGCTGCTACACACACAGCAGATACTAAGGTTACTATCTCACCTACATTTCCACGTTATGTAATTAAGAAGGCTATCAACGATACTATTAATGCTGCTGGCTCTACCATTTTTGCTGCCAAAGTAACTACCTTTACATTTAATGCTGCTCAAACAACTTATGATTTTGATGGTTTGAATATTCAAAATATTCTTACAATTATGTGGCAATCAGTTGGTCCATCACAAGAATGGATTCCTGTTCGTCGCTGGTCTTGGGATTCTAAAGCAGATGCTACCGCATTTGGTGCTACTTCTCAAACAGTAACTATTGGAGATTATATTACTCCTGGTAGAACTGTTAAGGTTGTATATGCTACAGACCCAGAACCATTTACTACTAATGCTCAAGACTTCTCAACACAAACTGGTTTGCCAAACTCTTGCAAAGATGTAATTGTTCTTGGCGCTTCTTATCGTTTGCTTACCTACCTTGACCCAGCACGTGCTGCACAGGTTAGCCCACAGGCAGATGAAACAGATAGCAAACGTCCTTATGGTGCTTCACAAACTGCAACAAAACAACTATACGCCCTATATACCCAACGCCTCAACGAGGAAACTCAGAGACAACAAACTCTGTATCCAATTCGAGTCCACTACAGCCGATAGGTAAATAAATGACAACACGCAAATACTCCTCACGCTCACAACAGACAACTCTGTCTGGAGCGTTAACCAACTCTGGTACTACAGCAACTGTGGTATCGGGAACATCCTTACTAGGTGGCGCCACGATTACTTCTGGTGAAACCTTTACGGTGGTAATTGACCCTGATACAGCCCTTGAAGAAATTGTAGATGTAACGGCGGTCTCAACTAACACTCTTACTATTACTCGTGGTATCGATGGTTCATCTGGTGTAGCCCACTCTGCTGGTGCTGTAGTGCGCCATATGGCAATTGGTAGAGATTATCGTGAAGCAAATCAACATATTGAAAATACTACAACTGCACACGGACTAACTCTTGCAAATGTAGTTACTACAACTGGCACACAGACATTAACCAACAAGACTTTAACTAGCCCTACCATTACTGGTACGGGTGCTATTGCGGGTACCTTCACAGGTAACCTTACAGGTAACGTAACAGGTAACGTATCTGGTACTGCAGGTAGTGCAACAGGTAATGCTGCTACTGCAACTGCTTTACAGACAGCCCGTAACTTCCAACTAACTGGAGATGTAGAAGCATCTGCCGTATCCTTTGATGGTACTGGCGCAGTCAACCTAGTTACCTCTATTGGTACTGGCACAATTGTTAACGCAGATATTAATGCTTCTGCTGCAATTGACAAGACTAAGATTTCAGGAACTGCTATTACTGCAGCCGATTCTGGCACAGTAACTAGCGCAATGATTACTGATGGTACTATCGTAAATGGTGACATCAATGCATCTGCTGGTATTACTTATGGTAAGTTAAGCCTTAACAGTTCTATTACATCTGCTGACTTAGTAGACGGAACTATCGTCAATGCTGATATTAATGCTAGTGCTGCTATTGCACTTAGCAAGTTAGCAACTGACCCACTAGCCCGTGCTAACCATACAGGAACTCAGGCTGCTTCAACTATCTCAGACTTTGATACACAGGTACGTACATCTCGTTTAGACCAAATGGCTGCGCCTACTGCTGCCGTACCATTAAATGCTCAGAAGATTACAGGACTTGCTGACCCAACTAATGCTCAAGATGCAGTAACTCTTAATTACATTACAACTCAAAAGGGTGCAGTAAGTGGTATCGCATCTTTAGATGGTTCTGGATTAATTCCTACTAATCAATTACCTGCATTAGCAATTACTGAAACATCAGTAGTTGTCTCACAGGCTGCAATGCTTGCACTTACCGCACAGGTGGGTGATGTTGCAGTTCGAACAGATGTTAACAAATCATTTATCCTTACAGCATCTCCTGCTACCACACTAGGTAACTGGCAAGAGTTATTAACCCCAACAGATGCAGTTCTATCTGTTGATGGTAACACTGGTGCTATTAGCCTTTCAGGTACATACCTAAATAGAACTACTGGTCAACTGTTAGGTAACCTAGATGCCAATAACTTTAAAGTAACTGGACTAGGAACTCCTACAAGCAATGCTGACGCTGCAACTAAAGTCTATGTAGATACTGTTGCTGGTTCTGCTGCTGCTGCTGCTGCCTCTGCAACTGCTGCTGAAGCCGCTTACGATTCCTTTGATGATAGATACCTGGGACCTAAGTCAACTGCTCCTACATTGGACAATGATGGCAACGCATTAGTAACTGGTGCTCTATATTGGAACTCAGTATCTAATACTATGTTTGCTTGGTCAGGTTCTGCTTGGGGTTCAATCTCCTCAACTGCAGAAATCTTTAGATACAAGTTCGTAGCAACTGGTGGAGAGACTTCAGTATCTGGAACAGATGCTAATGGTTTAACTCTTTCATACCTTGCTGGCAAAGAGCAGGTATATCTAAATGGTGTTCTATTACTTCGTGGTACAGATTACACAGCATCTAATGGAACAAGTATTACATCTTTAGCAGCATTGGCTGCATCTGATGTACTTGAGGTAATTACCTTTACCGCATTTGATTTGGCTACAGCAATTTCTAATACAGTCTTTGACGCTAAAGGCGATTTGATTGTAGGAACTGCAGCCGATACAACAGGTAAACTAACTGTTGGGGTAGATGGATATTACTTAAAGGCTAACTCAGGAACTGCAACAGGACTTGAGTGGGCAGCATTAACGGTACCACCAGCAGACGATGACCAACCAATACTAGCCTCACAAATATTCGGATAAGGAAAATAAAATGGC